ACCCGCACCCAGACCAAATGCCGTCGTATTACCATTTATTTTCATCGTTGTCGCAAAAGCAATATCTCCCGTGCTTGGATTCATAGAGAAGGGAGTGGTGATAGAATCAATGTTGAGCGTAGAAACGGATGTCCCCACACCACTCACAAAGGTAGGATAGAAGGTCGCATTGGTATTCGCATCTACAACGGCAATCGTGCCGCCACCTCCCGTCGTGTATGCTTTCCAGTTGGGAGCAAGAGTCGTGGGAAGGACATTGACATTCGTCTGTAGTGCTTGATAGGTCGCACCATTGTAATCTACAATGTCATTCAACAGATACACCGTGTAAGGACTCCATTCAGCATACGCCATTTTCTGAATAGCCCCCACAAATAAAATGGGATGAAGAATAGAGTATGTCTATCAAGAAAGTGCGTCAATACCCTTTGGGGGATGACGACATCCGGAAACTGCTGGGAAATGACATCAAGATCTGGAATTACCCCCAACTAAAAGACTTATCTTCTGCGGACGAGTTGTTTGACGATAAAGGACGAGCCATCTTACTATTTCCCAATGTAAGCCCTACTTCGGGACACTGGACGGCACTCATCAACAAGCCCGACCATATTGAGTTTTTTGATTCCTATGGCGACGCTCCGGACACTGAGCAAAAGGGTGGGATGTCGGGAGGGAGACTGAAGCAGTTGGATATCAACCACCCAGACTTAACTCAACTGCTACGAGCCAGTGGAAAGCCCGTGTTTTACAACCACCATCCCTTCCAAAGTTCATCGCCCAATGTCGCCACTTGCGGGAGGCACTGTGTCGCCCGGTTGCTCTACGCACCTTACTCACTTGACAAATATGGAGCCATCATTAAGAAAAGNAAAATGAACCCCGACGACTTTGTATCGGGACTGACATATGATAAGATACGCAAATAAAAATCCATTCCTCCCATAGAAGATGGCTTACAACCGTGGCAGTTTTGAAAAGCAAGGCGGAGAGTTGGATCTACCCAACTATGTCTATTACAACTGCGATATCATCAACAACAAAACGGATGATTTGAATGCTATTGGTATCACAGATCCGGACCCGCAGATCCGTTTTAACGAAACTCGTGATACGGCATTGATTCGTGATGCGTCTCAGTATGAGTTTTCCATCATTCGTTTTACAATGAACGGTGCGAATCGTGATTTGCCGTTGTTTATTCCCAACATCGCCGTGGGTCAATCCGACGTCAATCTTACCAATTATTCGGTGGCAATCACCCTTCAACAGTCTTGGACGACCAACTTGGGTGTCATTTCTTTCAATCTGGCTCCTCAGCCCACTCGTATCATTTACGTCCCAGAGGTTCTGAATCCCGTTCTTGCCCCCCTCCCCAATCCACCACTTATTGTTCAAGACCTTTCTACCCGTTATTACTGGTGTTTGACTTATACACACTGGTTGGATACCATTAACACGACACTTATTACCGCACATACGGCTCTTTATACGGCGTTCCAAGCGGCGTGGGCAGCATATCCGGGTCTAACGGACGCATTTCCATACGCTACCTTTGCGGTATTCCAAGCCCAATGCCAGACGCCCCAGATCATCTATAATGAAGACACGAAGCATTTCACTATTCTGGGTGATTCGGATGGATACGGTCAGCGTCTGGAGCCTTTTACCGTGCTTCCCTACGTAGCGGGGACAGCCGTTCCCGCCACACGCCCTTTGGATCGTCTTTTCTTTAATACGAATATGGCGGGTCTGTTTGCGAACTTTGGGGGTCTTTACTGGAACACGACGAACATCACGGCAATCACCATCAATCAAGTGCTCTACCCAGCCTTCCCAACTGTCGTCCCCGTCGGCTATGTGCGTGAGATGATTTTCAGCAATGAGTTCTATACTAATATTGTAGATTACCGGCTGGCTCCTTATGGTGGCGTCCCCCCATTAGGATATGTCCCCATTGCGGCACAGAAAGTCTATTACAAACTTATACAAGACTACAAATCGGTGGATTCTCTCTGGTCGCCCATCAGTTCTCTTGTCTTTACCACATCGCTACTCCCCATCAAGTTTGAAGCCGCTTCGCAGCCCAACGTTCTTGGAACGGGCAACTTGGGTGATTCAGCCCCGACCAGTCGTTCTGCCTTCACACCCATCATTACGGATGTGGCATTGGATACGGCACTTAATGGTGCGGACGATTACCGCCAGTTCGTCTATTATGCTCCAACTGCGGAGTATCGTATGTCGGATCTCTCCTCGTCTAAGCAAGAGATTCGCAACATTGATATTAGCGTGTTCTGGAAGTTCCGGCTCAATGGGCAATTGTATCCCATTAATATGTTTAACTTGTCGTCGGTCAGCATCAAGATGATGTTCCGAAAAAAAGGTATGAGAGAGAAAGGCATATAAAGTAGAAATGACACATAAAGAAAATGTTTTAAAACGCTACGGTCTCCCGATGGATTCTTATTCCTTGGCAGACATCTCCCGGTTCTCTTATATTCCTCTTCCCATTCTGGAGGAGGTCTATCATCGTGGTTTGGGTGCGTGGGGCTCCAACATCCGATCTGTCCGGCTGAAAGGTTCATTTGTCAAAAATGTGGATGCTCCCCGATCCGCGAAACTCTCTGCCCCTCAATGGGCGGCGGCACGGGTCTGGAGTTTCGTTGATGGAAACCCCAAGCACGACCAAGACCTCCGAGAGTAATTCTACCCCGATTTTTAATTCTAACCCACCAGCATAAGAAGATGAGTGCCGACATTGAGAAACTCGCCGTTTTTGACTCCCGTATCGTTCAGTCCCGCCCAAAGTTTGCGGTGGAGAAGGGTGCCCTCTCACTTACCAATGCTCCGTTTAACGCTATTGCTCAGACTGAGTCTCAACATACTTATAACGTATACGTTCCGTCAGAAAATGTTTTCTGCGATCGTAAAGTGCTGTGGAGTAGCACTGTTTATCAGCAATTCACTGCCACTCTTGCCTCCCNCCCCTCGGCTGGCGATTCCATCGTTGTCCCCGGTCGCGACTTTGCCCTTTGTGCTCTTCCTCTGAACCAGTTGTGCTCTACCATCAGTGCTACCATCAACGATACCACGACTGTCATCAACTCCCAAGACGTCCTTCGTGAGGTGCTCCGTCTCTGCGACTACAAGAAGAACCGTCAAGTCCGCACTGCCCCGACAATGCTTGATAAGTTCCAGAGTTATGACGACGCTTTCGGCTGCCTTGCGAATCCCAACGGTGCTTACGATGCGATGCTGGATTTTGACAACCAGCCCAACGGCTCGTTCTCCAACTTGTTTTTTACTGATGCCTCGGCATCAGCGGGCAACCTTCCCTCCTCATCGGCTTCCCTCCTTGTTCCAGCCTATGTTGGTGCTAAGTATTGCTCGGTCAATGGTGTCCCCACTGCTTGTGCGGTGTGGTCGCCTCTGGTCACTTATGTTGCGGGCAACATTGTCCAGTCAGCGGGCGAAGTCTGGCTTGCCGTTGCCCCCGTCCTTGGCACTGCCCCCGCCGCCGCCGCTTGGACTGACCTCGGCTCGGCTCTCTCTTACCCCATTTACTTCAAATGGCGAACCACNGAGCCGGTTGTGCTCTCACCATTCGTCTTCTCGGACGAGTATGAGTGGGATACCGGTCTGTTTGGTCTGAATAACATCCAGTTGATTATGAACCTCGTCTCATCGCCCGCCCGTATTGTTCGTCAGACCACTCGTGCGGGTCGCACTCTGTCCTCCATTGCTTACAACGCCAATGTTGCCAACAAGTTCTCGGAGTCGGTCATTAACTGCCAGTTCCTTACTCCTTCCCTTGATGTGCCACTTCCTCCGAAGTCTGTGGTGCCCTATATGGAATTTCCACGCTATATTACTCAGTATCAAGGATCTGCCATTGCTCCGGGTGCGACGGGTCAGATCATCTCGCAGACCATCACTCTGCCTTGTATCCCAGACCTTCTCATCGTCTATGCGAAGCCATCGGTGGTAGGGGCGACTGATGCGGACTTCTACCTCCCTCTGGCTTCGTCATTGGACGGCATCCGCAACCCCCTTAGCATCAACTTTGATAACTTCTCGGGTCTCCTCTCCTCCACAACCACTGAGCAGTTATTTCTTATGTCGCAGCACAACGGCTTGGAGATGGACTATGCCACGTGGCTTGGTCAAGCCCATTCGGCGGCGGGCTCCTACGGCACGGGTGCCAGTCAGCGTCAGCAAGGTCAATTGATCCCCGCCGTCGGTTCTATCCTTGTGTTGAAGCCGGGTCAAGACATCACCCTCCAGTCCGGTCAAGCCGCTTCGCTTGTTGGCAACTTCACTCTCCAGTTCAATCTCACCGTCAAGAATACCTCATCGGTCGCACAGACCCCTCAGTTGTATGTTATTACGGCGAACTCGGGCTTCTTTGAGAGCATCCGTGGTTCATCCCGTGTCATCAAGGGTGTTCTATCAGAGCAAGACATCATCTCCGCCCCGCTCGCCCCAATGGGTGTTCGTTGCGAACTCAACCGTATGGTCGGCGGATTCTCGTTCTCCTCTCTCGGAAACATCCTTTCCAAGGCTCGTGACATCTACCAGCAGACCAAGCCACTCGTCTCGGCGGTCTCGGGTCTCCTCCCAGAGTCTGGTATGCTCGGCAAACTGAAATCCGGTGCCCAAGCCCTTGGCTATGGCACGGGTGCGGGCACGGGCGGCAAGAAGTCTCTTGCGAGCCGTCTGATGTAAAGGATTCAGAGAATCCGAACCTTTAGGGTAATTCTTCCGGTGTGATAATCGTCCAAAAAAAAATCGGAAGTAGAGGTATAAGAAAATGTCTGCCGCCAGTATTCTACAGTATTCTCCCGCTTCTATTGATCTGCTCCGCCAAGGCACCGCAGTGATTCTCGCTGCTGCCAACACCGTCACAGTTGCNGATNCCGCCATTACTGCTAATTCTATGGTTGTGTGTTGCGGCGTTGGTGCCGCTGATGCCACTCTGTATGCCTACGCAGTAGATGTCGTGTCGGCTGGTGTGGGCTTCACCATTCGTGGTGTGGGAACCAATGCTGCTGCCGTTGCTACTGCCAATAAGGTAATCGGCTATNCTGTCCTCAAATACTAATCCGTGTTCCACGCTCTTGTTTTTTCTTATCTATATCGTTCAGAATGAACCACATAGATACGATTGCTACCATCAAGGGGATTTCTACCATAGAACCCCAATTGCCAGTGAGTTGGCTGAGTATGGGTCTTTCGCCCAATCACCCTTTATCTTCGTCGCACGAGCAAGGTAAGCCTTCCGGTGCTTNTCCGCTTCTGGGTTCTTTTGTAGTGTGTAAAGGATGTAATCACCCAGTTTCACCGCTCCAAACCTTATCATCTTCCCGTCCGCATTAGGAATCTGTAGTTTGTGCTTATCATCACTACTGAATCCCAGCATATTCCCCGCCAGACCCAGTGCTTCTGCTTTCTTCTGTGCTTTCTCCANATACGCCGAGGGAGCAACGCCCGCCGCCTTCAGTTGTGCCGCAAATGCCGCCTTCGGATGTAGCCCACCCTTGCCTTGAATACCGACATCTACAATGCCTCCGAGATCCGTGATGCCACGGGCAATGCGATCGGTCATAGAAATCTCTTGAACCAACTGATCTACGGGTTGCTTGATGAAAGTTTCAAAATCGGGTCTTAACAGTCCCGATCCCATTAGAAGTGCCCCCACAAAATCTTGGCAATTATTATGAAACGCGTCATAATAGTAGAACTTCTCACCCATAGTTTGTTTCGCGTTGCTAAGGAGGGAGTTCATTGTATGCCCCTCCGTCATCGGAACTTCTACCATTTCGGTCTTGTTGGTGCTTGGCTTTGCTGGCGATACATCAATGACTTCGTTTTTCTGTAGGACGAAGCGTGCGTTGGTATCGTCCGAGTCCGAGACACGCACGATGACTTCTAACTGAAGATGAAAGAATGAATCATATCCATATTTTTGTTTAAGACTACTCCACGATCCGAGGGAGATGACTTGAAGTGCTTTGTCAATGGCGGACTCAATAGGGTCTCGTCGCACGAACATACGGACGATGGGGCGATTCCCATAATTGTGAAGCAACTGTCGCACTTTTGGAGCCAAGTCCAAGCGTGGGGCTTTTCCACGAACCACATTCGCAACACTTTCACCCGTCTGCTTGACGCGTTCAAAGACTCGTCCCGCAAACTGCTTTCCCGCATCCCACATATCTCCAAGGAATCCTTTGCCACGCATTCCTCTGGCACTTAATCTATTGCTTACCCCTATTTGTCTTCCCCGTGCGGCTTGAAAACCCGCCATTTCATCTTCATTCTGTGGCATTATTCCAGCAAGACCGAGAATGTATCCTCGTCCAAAAGATAACGCAACGGCATCGTGTGCTTCAATGACGCTTTCTAAGTGAAGCATAAATGGGTTGATGTTTTCTTCAGTAGCAACTCCTAACTCTATAGCATCGTTTGATAGAGCATTCCACTCCATCTCATCCAATGCTCCGCCCGTGAGTCTTTTTTTCCCTTTTCCTTTGCCCTTCTTAACACGCATTTTACCCGCGGCTCGTGCGGGTCTATGGCGTTGGGCGGGAGGTTCATCTTCCCCATCATCGTCATCATACTCGGCTCGGCGACGCATCCCCAGAACCCCTTCCTCTTCTTCATCCAAACGATCTAATTCAGCAATCCATTCATTGTAGAAGTTCTCCGCAGCCTCTTCTATCAATTCATTCGTGAGAGGGTTGGTTCCTTCTTCACGATAACGGTCATATTCGTCCTCGGTGTAATCTGTTAGTTGTTGCTCAAAATGGGCGACATCACTCCTATCTCCTCCTTGATCTCTTACAATCAATTCAGCGTAATACCGAATCTGTCTATCTACTTCATTGGTGATTCTTTCTTCACAGAACTCATAGAATAACCGATTTGCTTCTTCTGCCAAAGCCTCTTCACTTAGGGCATAACCAGTCGTATCTTGAAACTGTGTATATACTTCTATTAATGATTCATAAAATCGTGCGATATCTGCTTCTGTGGCATCATTTTCAATCATACGAGGTCTATAAAATTGCGTCAATACCTCACACATTCGTCGCATTTGACGTTCTTGTGGGGTTTCGGCAATGGCTCTCACTTGCTCTGGCAAAGGTCCTTCTTTTTCATCTTCTTCATCTTCTTCTCTGGGAAGATGACGTCCGCCTTTCATTGCCTTCAATGCTCTTCGTTTCTTACCATAGCCCGCCAAATGGTGAAACTTATAATACGCATCCGCACCCAACTGGAAGGCGGGAAGTTGTTGTTCTGCTTCTGTAATGTGGGGAAGGGGATTATTCTGATGCTGGAATCCTCTTGCGAAATGGTTGATGTCTTGAGGGTTTCTTCCGAGGGGAGGATGTTGTCGTTTGGCTTCTATATACAACCGAGTCAGCACATCTACGTAATTACCGGGCTCGTTGGCGTCGTGGGGAGGAACAGCGGGGGAGGACA